GGGCGGCATGAAGTCGAACCCGTGCATCGGCGTGAAGCGCAACAAGGAAACGAAGCGTGACCGCTACGTCGAGGACGACGAGATGCATGCCACGCTGGCCGGCGCACCGACGCAGGTGTGGGCACTGGCCGAGCTAATCTATCGCACGCTGCAGCGTCCGGAGGACATCATCACCTGGACCGCGCGCAACATCACCAAGCGCCGCGACGCCGCCGGCAACGAGGTGCGCATCATCCGGAACGACCAGGGCAAGACCGGGCGCATCGTCGACATCGAGATCACGCCCGAGATCGACGCGGTGCTGAAGCGACTGAAGGTCGGCAGCTTGGCAGCCAAGAACAAGGCTGTCGTTGCAATGACGATCGTGCACCGGCGCGATGGCCACGCCTACAGCTACGACGGCCTGTGCGCAATGCTGAAGCGCCAGCAGGCCGCGGTGCGCGCCGAGCACGCGAAGAGTGGCGGCCCGCTGGCGCTGATGCCGAGCTGGGGCTACTACGACATGAAGGGCAAGGGAGCGACCGACATGTACCTCAACGACGTGCCGCTCGAACAGGTGCAGGTGCTGTGCGGCCACGACTCGATCACGACGACCGAGAGGTATGTCAAAGCGCGCTGGCGGCGCATCGTTTCGCCGAACAAAGTCACCAGGCAGAGCGCCTGAAACTCGATCACCGCGCGAGCAAATACGCGGGCTTCAGGAGTATCTGAATCATGAAAATATCAGGCACGATCAACCCGAAAAATGAGCAACGGCGCGGCCTAGAGCTGCGGTCGAGGCTGGGCCTGTTAATCCGTAGGTCCCTGGTTCGAGCCCAGGTCGGGGAGCCATATAAATCAAGGGGTTGCGAGTTTCTCGCAGCCCCTTTTTCTTTGCTCGGAGCCAGAGTATCAGGCGTTTGCCTGATATTCGCGACACTGGCAGCCTGCGGAGGCGGCGGCACCGCCGCCCCTGAGGCCGCCCCGCTGGCCGTCGATCCGCCGAAGCTGATCGTGCTCGGCAACAGCATCACCTACGCCCCGGCGACCCCTTCCCTCGACTGGGACCACAGCAGCGGCATGGGGGCGTCAGACGCGGCTCACGACTTCGCGCACATGGTCGGCGCTGGGCTGGGCGCCACGGTCACGGCCACCAATGTCTCGCGCCAGGGCATCGAGGGCAATGGCGCAGTCGACCCGATCAACGCCGTCACCGGCAGTCCAGCAGCAGACGTGATCGCGCAGAACACGGAAGCGATCGACGCTCGCACGGCGGTCGTCGTGCAACTCGGCGACAACGTGCAGCCCGACTACCTGCCGACCTTCGGGGTGGTCTATGGCCAGCTGTTGGATGCCATCGTGCGCAAGGGTGGCCGGCTGGTCTGCGTGAGCACTTGGTGGCGTGATGCGTCGAAGGATTCGGTGATGCAGTCAGCGTGCACCATCCGCGGCGGCCGGTGGGTGGACATCGGCGACGTGTACCCGATGCGCAAAGACGACCTGGGGCGCTACAGCAACGCGTCGGTCGAAGCGCACCCGCATGACTGGTCGATGGCGGTGATCGCGGAGCGCGTGAGCGCTGCCATGCGATAGCTTACTGACCGAGCGCGGCCTCCCGGCACTCTCGGTACTGCTGCGCCACTTCAACGAGCTTTTGGGTCGTCGCTCCGAAGCTGCTGTCCGACAAGGGGGCCAGCTTTGGGCACGAGGCCACTACCAGCGGGGAGAGGGTCGTCGCCGGTGAGTGCGGCGTTAAGGCGCTGCAGCTGCTCAGGAGAATGGCGGCACTCAGCGTAGACAGTGTTCGTACGGATCTCACGTTCGGTCTCCTGGCGGATGGTGACGTTCTTCGGGCGCTGGGCTGCGATCGCGCCGGCGGCGGCACTTGCTGCGGCGTCCGTCGCGAGCTTGGCGACGCGATCCTCGCGCGCCTGTGTGGCGATCTCGCCGTTGCTGCCGACCTTCTCGCCGGCGAAGTACGCGCCGGCCATCGAGGCTCCCCACAGGATCACCGCCACGAGCACGCCGTACAGGCTCACGACAGGATCTCGATCGTGATCTGCTCGCCGCGCGCCTTCGCGCTGGTGAGCTTGGCGAACAGCGCGGTGAACGCCGCGCGCGAGCGGCCGATGCTCTTCGGGAGCCGGTCCTGGCCGACCAGCAGGCAGCCCTCCGTATCGGCCGCGGTGTTGCCGCTGTGGATCCGCACGCCCTCGAAGTTCGGCACCTTCAGCAGCAGCGGCAGCGGCATCTTGAAGTGCGGGCTGTAGGTGATGTCGATCGCGTAGGTGCCGGGCGGGATCGCGGTCTGGCCGAAGACCTTCGGCGCTCCTGGTGCGCGCACGACATCCTCTAACGTCCAGCACTCCCACTGCCCGTCAACCGTCAGGCTCCCGATGGTGACGTCCGGGTCGAGTTGCAATCTCTCGAGCTGCAGCTTCATGTCAGTCCTTTCCGAGGGGTGCCGGGCTGGTGACGCCCACGAGCTTCTCGACCTTGCGCTTCGTGATTGCCTCCATCCACACCACGGCGCTGCCGCCTGCGTGGCCCGAGAGCGCGACGAGTCCCGCTGTCGCCAGCGGGGGGGCATTGAAGAACTCGCACGCCCAGAAGACGAGCACGCCGGTAAACGCAGAGGTCGCCATCTCGCCGATGAGGCCTGCGATACCCAGCGTCGGGAGGTCGCCGTTCGTGGCGCGCCTGAAATAGTTGACGATCCCGCCGGCCACCGAGACGCCGAGGATGAAGGCGTACTGGCGCAACGGATAGTTGAGCGGGTCTTTGACCACAGGCACCGCCTGCGCCCAGGCCGAGGTAGGAATGAGGCCCACGGCCATCCATGCATATGCGAGAAAGTTGCTCATTGGACCAACGTGTCGTATTCGATGCCGTTCAGGTGGTACAGGGCGTTCAGCACCGGCGTGCCAAGGATCGTCATCAAGCCCGCGGTATCCACCTGAACGTAGGCCGACGCCATGGAGCCGGACTCAACCGGGACCACGAAGCGAACAGCTTTCAACGGCGCCGGTGCGACGGTCGCGATGGTGGCGCCAGCTGCCACGGTCGTGCACTTCGCGGCGCCTCGGAAGCCCACCTTGTACGGCTGGTAGATGCATCCCACGACGCCGAAAGCAGCGTTGCCAGAGTCCGCGAAGTTCGACGCGTTGATCGTGAACGTGCCTGGAAACGACGAGAGGAAGCGAGAGCTGGGAATCGCCGCGGACCCACCGAACTCGATCAGGTCCATGTTCACCTGACCGCCGTTGCGCTGGATCATGTAGGTGAAGGTCTGCGCCGCAGTCACTTGGAACGAGATTCGACCGTGCGTCTGGCTCGCGTTGTTCACCGTCATGAGCGGTGAACCCGAGTTGCCATTGATGCTGACGATGCCGCTTCCGACGTGCACGTCCGTCAGGAAGGGGCCAAGGTCAAATGCTCGGCCGTTCGTGACGATGTTGAAAGTGCCAATCACGAAGCGGCGAATGTCAGTCCCCGCCAGGCCCAGACGCACTGCGCAAGCGACCGCGGTCGTGTCTACATCGAGGTGGCCGATGCTGCAGTTTTGCGTGATGCCGGCCGAGCTGTTGATCACCGAATCGCTGACGCAGTTCTTCAGGATCGCGGTGCCGATCTTGATCTTGTCGGTGGTGTTTGCGCCGCCGCCCGTCGCGAGCGCCTCATAGCGCAGCGCGCCGGCCGGCTGCGTCACGCCCATGTACGTCCAGCCATCGATGCGAACCAGACTGACCTCGTTGCGCTCGCACTTGTTGGCCGGGTCGCTCTTGAAGATGATGGCCTCGCCAAGCTCACCGCCGCGCGCGGTGATGCTGCCGGCCTGCAAGCCCACGACTTTCGAGACGAAGGTGTGGTACCCGCCATATGCGTCGACCGCGCCGATCCAGCAGTCTTCGAGGTTCTCGAAGAGCATGGAATGCATGTACGTCGCGGTGTTGCCGTTGATCGGTGGTTTGGTCAGCGCCGATACACGATCGACCTTCACGCGCTTGATCGTGGTCTGCGGCGTCGGGTACGTCGTGTTGACGCCTGGGATGAACCCTTCGTGCCACGTCCCGCCGTACTTGTTGTCGACCACGTCCGCGCCGACGTCAACGCCGAGGTCATAGGCCTCGAAGCCATCGGCGAGATTGACGAGGGTTCCCTGCAGGATGGTGCCACCCGTCAGCGAGCGCCCATCGCTTGCGATACCCGGCATCCCGGCGCCTTGCAGCCGAATGCCAGCCTTTGTGTTGCCCGCCCACACCCCGTCGGCAGTGGTCGTCTTGAACATGCCGGTGATGTCGTACGTGCCAATCCCAAGCACGATCGTCGTGTAGGCCGGCACGTCCTGCAGCGCCTTCTTCAGGTCGCCGCCCCAGTCGTTGACATGGACGGTGTCGCGCAGCTTCGACTGCACCGTGCGCGCGATCGCTTGCGCGCCGGCCTGGATGAAGCCGATCAGTGACGAACCGATCGACGAGGCGAGAGACAGCGCCAGGGCCACCGCCGTGCCGACGCCGGCAAGTACCAGAGCCACGGCACCGGTGGCAACATCGAAGCCCAGCAGATAGCCGCCAGTGCGCGCCGCGGCTGCCGGCAGCTCGGCGGTCTGCTCCGGGTAGGGGAGTCGAATCGACCCGCCGACCTGGGCGGTTTGTTGCTGCATCGCCAGCCACAGCGCGTCGAAGTCGAAGTTGATCGTGTCCGCAAGCAGATCGCCGTTGTCCTGGTAGTCGGTCAGACGCTGCAGGACCACCGACCGATAGCGCGTGATCACCATGCCGTTGGCGGGCGCCACAGCGAAGACGATGCTGCCGGAACTGGAGCCGACCCCGGTCACCGTGTAGTGGACGTTCAGCACGAACGTCGTCATCACGCCGGCCAGCAGGCCGCGGACCTGGATATCCGATGCATTCAGCAGGGTGAAGGCATGCGGGAAGACGGTGGTCACACCGTTCGCAGTCGAACTCGCGTACGGGGTTTCAGCAGATACGGTCATAGCGCCTCGCGCGTGAGCGCGGGCGCCTTGCGTCAGCTCTCCTCGAGCTCGACCTCATGCACACCCGCTGATGGGCGCCAATCGTCACGCGGCTTACCCGGCGGATTCCAGCCCACCTGCCGGCCAATGCGCTCCGGCGTCTCGGTCACGGCGCCGGCGAGCGAGTCAATGTCGTCATCGGGCTGATCGGTCACGGCCGGGTTCCAGTCGCGCATCACGTCGTACGCCGGGCCGTCGAGGACCGATGTGTGAGCCCAGAGAGTGCCAGACATCAGCGGCGGCTCCAGCGCTTCGAGGATCCGCTTGTTCTTGTTGGCCGACTCGTGCCGCTCGGTCACGCCGCACTGCAGCTTCGCCTGCTTCAGCGCAGCCTTGAGGTATGCCGGCGCGAAAGTGCCGACGCCGTTGGTCTCGACCGTCACGCGCATCAGCGCCAGCTCGTTAACCACCTTCACGATCTGCAGCACCTGGCCGCCGACGATGGTCTTGCCGAGCTCGTCAAGCTCCGCGACCTCACCGGTCAGGCGCAGCGAGCGGTGCCAGTAGCGCCGGCCCTGTTCGTCCTGCAGCACCACCGCCAGCGACGACACGTCCGACTTGAGCTTTCCGCTGGCCGGATCCCACTTGCACGACGCGCCGACGATGCGCGCGAAGCCCAGCCACATGCCGTACTCGCCGTTCGCGCGGCGCAGGATCGGCTCGACGTTGTACTCGCGCAGCCGCTCCGGGTCGAGGCGGATCTCCGACAGCGGCTTTGCCTCCAGCATGTACTGCGAGTCCCACGCGTTGAGCGTGAGCGTCTTCTTCCGGCGGAACTCGATCTCGGCGCGCGTGAAGCGCTCAGGCCAGGCGCACATCGAGCAGACATCGATCACGACCGCCGGCGGCGCAGGGAACACGATGAAGCGGCCGTCGCGCGAGTAGTCCGCACCCTCGACCAGCATGCGCGCACCCTTGCCGATGCCGGACATCACGTACAAGCCATCGGCGCCTACCTGGTGCGGAAACTCGTAGCGCTTGTGTTTGCCGGTCTCGGTGAAGCGCTTGGCGTGGCGGAACAGCTGGATCTTGAGCACGGCCGCGCCTCCTGCGATGCGTTCGGGATAGATCGAGTCGCTCGTGTGCGGCGTGCCGATGTAGGTGTGCTGCGCGCCCGGCACCGCGATGTGCGTCGATTCGCTGATGCGCTGGCGCAGCTTCAGCCGGGCCTCAGTGGTCTCGATGTTGCCGGGCACCTCGATGTCGTCGAAGTCCACGTCATCAGCGCGCGCGCCGGTCGCGTTCGACGTGACGCCGACGGCGCGCATGCTGGCGTTGCGCGCGTCCTTCGCGCCGGCCACCCAGAAGCGCTTCGCACCCGGCTTCGTGCCCAGCATGCCGTGGCAGAGCGGGTGATTGCGCAGCACGTTGATCGTGTCCGCGGTCAGCATGCCAGCGGTGTCGTTGTCGGCCGACCAGATCAGCGATCGGTGATTGCGATTGCGGTACAGCTTCCAGGCCTTGTACCCCGCATAGATCGTCGACTTCGCGCCGCCCCGGAACACCATCAGCACGCGCTCCGGGTCAAGGCAGGTCTCCAGCCAGATGCAGATCTCCACGTGCAGCTGCGGAACCTTCCAGCCCTGCACGCGGGCCCACATGACCCAGAACGTCAGGAAGCCGACATCAGCCTTTGCCATGCGTTCGAGCGTCGAAAGCGGCCTTGCGATTGCCCTTGGTCAGCTCGTTCAACAGCTTCGCTGCTTCCTTCTCCGCCGAGGCGATTTCCTTGTCGAGGTGATCGTCTTCGGCAGGCGGCGCGCCGTCGGGCGTCGTGGGTGGCGGTGTGCCGGCATTGAGCTGGATCGTGTGCACCAGGCCCGCCACGCGCTGCACCAGAGCCAGCGTCGCGACCGCGTTCTTCTTGCACCAGTAGCGATCGCCTCGGGCCTGCTGATCGAGCGCATTCGGCGCGATGCCGTTGCCGGGCCAGGTCGTCGGCTCGGCCTCGCCGATGAAGACGTCGGTCAGCCGCTCCTCGAGCTGCTGCAGCTTCTCGTACTGGTCTTGCCTCATCGTCACTTCCCCACTGCATGCGACATGTCGGGCGCGCGGTCCGGCGCTGCTTCGCCCGGGCCCCACCAGAAGCCCTGCCCCCAGTCTTTCTGAGCGCGCTGCTTCATGCGTGCCAGGTAGCCAGGATTCACGGCCTCCTGCGCGTTGTGCAGGAACCAATGGTCCCACGCGGCGCGCGCTTGCCACAAGCCGACGTATGGCAATTGCGAGTTGACCCAGCGCAGCGCCTCGGCGCCGGCGTGCGTCTTCTTTCCCTTCGCGGCTTCCCACGCGTTGACGACGCCGAGATCTCCGACCAGGCCAGCCGCCGCGCCGGCCGCGGGACCGAGGATCGAGCCGAGGCCCTGCTCGACGCTGCTGCCGTGCTGCTCGGTCGGATCCTTGAACAGCAGATCGCCGACGTAGCCGGCGCCGCCGCCCTGCGTGAAGGCGCGCATCCAGAACTTGCCCTCGGTCATGTCGTAGGGGTCCTTGCCCGCGACGATCGCCTTGTTCTGCATCACGATCGCGCCGATCATGGTCAACGACACGTTGAGCGCGGCCAGGACCGCGGTGCGGTTGATCGCAGCGCCGCCGGCGGTGTTCGCGCCGTAGCCCGCCGGCGCGCCCTCAAGGCCCTGCGGCGTCTCGAACACGCGGCGCCAGTGCCGCGTGAGCATCGCGATCGGGAAGCTCTTGAACTGCATGAATGAGCGCATCGCCTCGCCACGCACCGTCCCCCCAGGTTGACCGCCCCCGGTGACGATCGCGCGCGTCGCGAGGTCCGGGTTCACGACCGCGAACTGCGCCTCGTCGCTGACGAACGCCATCCACTTCGTGGCCGCCTGGCGCGCGGCCGCGTCGTCGACGGCCGCGATCGCGTCGTGCGTGAGGTAGCCGACGCCGTTGCGATCGGTGGGCGCGGCCTGGCTGATGATCGACCAGTCGGCCTCGGTGATGCCCTTGCGCTGCATCAGGTACTGATCCCACGCGTCGAGATCTCCCCAGGCCTTGCCGACCTTCTTCGCGAAGCCCTGCATCATGGTCGCCGAGAACGCGCCGCGCAGGCCATCCGTCCAGGCGTTCATGAACGAGAGCTTCATCACCGAGGCGGCGACGCGGCCGGTGAGGCTGTTCGTCATGTTGTCGCCGGTCCAACGGTTGAGCGTCGACGAGAGCGATTCGCCGATCACGCCGTGCGCCTGCAGGAACTGGCGCTGCTCGCTCGAGAACTGCTTACCGAGGTTGGCCAGCATGTCGAAGTAGGGCAGGCGGTTGTAGTGCAGGCTCGCCGCGATCGTGGCCACGTCCGTCGTCGACGAGAGCACCGCGCCGCCGAGCTTGGCTGCGGTCTGGATGTTGCGCACGTCCTGGCCGAACTGCGCGATCACGCGGTTCTCGGGCGTGCCGCTCTTGCCGCTCACGATCGACCAGTAGGCGTCAGGCGTGTTGCCGGCGCTGCGGTTCTTCTTTGTGCCGGCGCCGTCGGCGCGGCGCGCGATGTCCGACTGGACGCGGAACTGCTGCTCGGGGTTCGGGCCGTAGCGCTCGACCAGGCCGATGTCTTTCGCCATGCGCCCGATGTGGCCGACCATCGCGTCATAGAGCGAGCCCTGCCCGTACTCGGTCATGTAGCCCATCCACGCGTCGCCGTCCCGGAAGTGCAGCACCCGGTGATCGCTGCCGCGGTTCGCCCGGGCGCCGCTGCCGCCGTACTGGCCGGGCTCGGTCTTGTTGTCGCCGCCGGTGGCGATCGTGTCGTGCGCGCCTTCGAGCATCGCCGTCATTTCGGCGTCGCTCATCAGCGTGCCGTCTTCCTTCACGTACTGCTCGCGGTCGAGCAGCGGCAGCACCTTCTCGGCCCAGGCCTTCGGGCCCGCCTCCATCACCCGCACCGCGTCGTGCGCCTGCGCGAGGTAGCCGTAGCCGAGCTTGCCGATTGCGCCGCCTGCAGCGTTGAAGCGCTGCCGCATGCCCTCGATCACCTTCAGCCAGGCCTCGGCCGCCTTCTTCGCAGCGACGTTCCCCGTGGAACCGTCGGCATTGCCGAACACCTCGCGCACCACGTCGGCCGTCATCGCCGGGTTGTCGAGATCGAACACGCGCATGCCGAGGTTGCGCAGCGCGCCGGTCTTGTCCTTCGACTCGGCCGCGTCGATCAGGTCCGTGAGGCCGGCGATGCTCTCGTTCCGCGTGGCCGCGATGTAGTCGCCGGTGTTCTCGATGTCGCGAATCAGGCCCTGCGACTGAGTGACCTTCCCGAGCTTGATCTGCGTGTCGATCCGCTCGCCGGTCTCGGCGGTGCGCAGTACCTGCAGCGTGGCGCGGTACTCTTTCAGCGCCGCCTCGGCCTGCACGCGCTCCATCGCGCGCGCGGTCGCCTCGCTCAGCCGCTGGTCGCGACTCAGGGTCTGCCAGCGCTGGCGATCTTCCCTGGCCAGGTCGCGCATCGTGCTGCGCAGCGCGTCGTCGATCGCGCGCAGCTTCGCGTCGCTGATCTGACGAGTACCTGCCGCGGCACGCACGGCTGTGGCACATTTCGGTTTCATCGCCATGGTTCAACTCCTCAAGTTTCTGGGCTATCTCGCCGTGCTGCTCGCGATCATCCCGATCGCGGGTTTCTGCGTGACGGGCTCGACGCGCCAGGCTTGGCGGTACACGCGCGACTGGTGGCGCGTGATGGTCGGCACCGTCGTGGTCGCGGCGCTGCTGTACCTGGTGGTCATGCAGGTCATGCCGACCCCATAGCCAGCGCGCAGTCGGCAGCCACCTGCAGCAGGTCTGCATCGAGGGCGCCGAGCTCGTTGTCCGTCCCCTCCTCGGCTTCTCGCCGGATCCGCTCGAGCTCCTGTTTCGCGGTCACGGTCGACCCGTTCTCGTCGGTTCGCACGACCAGGTCGCCACGCGATGCTTCGACCGCAGCGACCCGATCGGCGACCGAGCGCACCAGCGAATCGGTGCCGGACTTGCTGAGTGGGGTGGCGTCTGCGCCGTTCAGGCTGTGCAGCGCTGCGGCGGGGTCGCGAGGGGTGACGGTAGCCTCGGGCGATTTGGCGTCGCCTGCGGCCGTTGTGGCGTGTTCTTCGGGGTGTTTCTGGCCAGCGAGCGCGGCCAGGAAGTCGTCGAGGTCTACTTCGCGGGCTTCGCCGCCTGATGGCGGGCGTTCACGACTGCCAGCTGTTCCGGCGTCAAGGGCCTCAGCGTCCCGAGCCAGGCCCTGGCCTCGACGCGGCGCGCCTCGCGAGCGTCCGGTTGGGGATTCTGCGAACTGGTGCCAATCGAGGGTTGGGCTGCGGTTTCCATCGCTGACTTGTGCTCCGACTTTTTCCCAGAAGGGGACTGCCTCATCGACGATGTTCGAGATCTCGATCTTCCGATCGGGGTCCAGCGACGTGATGGCTTCGATCACCTTAGCCCCGACGCCCTTGCCGCGCAACCCCGCGGTCGTCTCCACGTCGTACAAACTCACGATCTGTCCGTCTCTGAGCAACAGATCGGTGTGCCCCAGCACCTTGCCCTCCGGGTCGCGGATGGCGAAGCGCGTCAGCTGGTCGCCCGCGTTCGCCTCGTCGACGACGTGCTCCATCCGGGCCGTCGGGTGGGCGTCGGTCAGCAGGATCTTGCTCGTGTGGATCTCGGGCTGGCCGCGCTCATCGATGAGCATCGTCGCCTGCGACTCGCGCGGCACCTGGTACTTCGGCTCCATGTCCGCGAACATCGAGGCGTAGGGATCGTGCGGCGCGGTCTTCGCGGCGTAGTCGACACGGTCCTGGTGCACGGTCAGGTTGTGTGCCATCGCGGCGTCGACCACCTCGGGCGTCACCTGGTGCGGCGTTGCCTCGACCTGCGCCGGCTCGACGACTGGCGCGGCTTCCGGCGGCTTCTCGCCGAAGACCGGCTCAACGCGCGCAGCGGGTTCGACCCGGGCTTTGCGGATCACGCGCACCGCGCCGTGTGCCGCGAACGGCAGCGGGATCAGCGCCGACATCGCCAAGCCTGTCGGGTCGAGCGGGTCGTACTGCTGGGCGAGCTGCTCATAGTTCGCGTGCTTCAGGATCTCCTGCGTGGCCAGCTGCTGCGCCACGAAAGCGCCAGGCCCGCCGGCCAGGTAGAGGCCGGCCGTCGCTTTGAGCGTCTGCCCAGCCATAGGCACGAACGCCGTCGCCGCGGTGACGCCGGCGGTCAGTGCACCGACCTTCGTGCGCGTGACCAGGTCGACGCCCTGCTCGCGCAGATCGTCCGACTGGGTGAAGCCCTCTTCGCCTGCGGCGGCCACGATGCCGGCCGGGCCCATCGCGAGCCCACCGCCGACCAGCTTGGCGACCGGCCGCACGACGCCGAAGACGATCTGTTCGGCCTTGCTGGCCGTCGCCGGATCCGGGCGCAGGTCACGCGAGACGCCGCGGAAGGACGCGCCCACGTCGGACGTGAAGGCCTCGCCGGTGTCGAGCTGCCGGCGACCTTCCTTCGCGCCTTCCTGGATCGCCTTGTCGCCGAGCACCGCGCGCGCCATCGGGTCCGCTTCGAGCGTCATGGCGCCGGCCGCGCCGTAGCCCTTCGCCAGGTCAGCGACCGAGCCGATCACGTCGGCAGCCGCCGACTTCACTGCGCGCCAGGGCGCCGACCAGGCGCTGCGCTCGGGCGCTGCAGGTGGCGGTACCGGCTGCGCGGCCATGTTGGACATCGCGCGGTCGACATCGTTCTGGTACAGGTCGCCCAGCATCACTGCACTCCGATCAGGATGGGCTTGCCCTGCCCGTTGAGCACCGGCCGGCCGCCGACGATCACGGCGAAGCGGCCGGGCCCGGCGTACATCAGCTGCTGGCCCGGCAGCGTCTTCGTGAACTCCTCGACCGAGACCGGCACGCCGCCGGCGCGCACCACGCCTTCGGGCGCCTGCTTGGTCAGCTCGGCGGGGCTGATCGAGCGCAGCCGCTTGTCGAGCATGTCCTCGTCGACACCGGCCGGCAGCGGCACCTTGCGGCCGTTGTGCTCGACGATGGTGCCGCCGATCGCGAAGCCGACAGCGCGGTCGAGATCCTTCTCGCGCAGCTGCCCGCCAGCCTCGGCCGACAGCCCGTGGGCGATCAGCAACGCCGCCTCGCGGGTCTGGTTTGTCAGCGTCTGGGCGGGGAACAGCCCGTCGAGCTGCGAGGCGATGTTCGCCGACCACTGCGCGACCTTCACGTCCGGCTGCTTCTCGTTCTTCGTGCTGGTGCCGTCGAGCTTGGCCTGCTGGCCCTTCAGCACCAGCTCGGAGGTGTAGCGGCCCGCCGTGGTCGAGGCGCCGGCGAACGCGAAGGCGAGCGCCAGGCCCTTGTCCTTCTTGTCCATCTGCGTCGCCAGCCCCTGCGCCTGCTGCGGGCCTACGGCCTGCGCGAGCGCGGCAACCATGCCGGAGCGATCCTTCGCCGGCAACGTGTCGAGCTGGTGCTTCAGCTGGGCGGCTTCGTCTTCGGTCATTGGTGACACCGAGCGACCGGCCCACACGCCCACGCGCTGCGCGAGTGGCACACGGTCGGTCAGCTGCTGGATCACGCCCGGCATGCCCTTGGTCAGGTCCAGCGGCTTCAGGTCAGTGATCACGCCGCGCTCGAGTCCAGCGCGCAGGGGATCCTTGTCGATGTCCGACTCACTCCCGCGCAGCACCTTCTCGATCGCGTCTTTGCGCTTGTCGAGCTCGGGCGTGCGGCCGCGTTGCGCGATCTCGGCGTTCACCTGGTCGAGGGTTTGCCGCTGAGCGGTGATCGGCTGGGCCGCGAGCCCGCCGTTCTCCCGCGCCTGATTCGCCATGGCCACGATGCCGCGCTGGTACGGCGTGCCGGTGGTGGCGGCGATCGCCTGGTCGATGTAGCTCGGATCGAGCACCGTGCCCTTGTCGGCCATTTTCTCGAAGACGTTGAACTCGGCCTCGGCGCGTTTGAGCCGACGCTCGGCCTCTCGCTGCGCCCGCGCCGCGGCCATCTCGTCCTTCTGATCGAGGTGCAGGCGGTAGGCCTGCGTGCGGTCGAGCAACGTCGCGCGTTTCTGCGGGTCGAGATCCGGGAAGCCCTGCACGATCGCCGTCTCGGCCTGGTCGAGCGCCTTGCGGTCGTTGCGGCCCTGGCTGACCATCGTGTAGGCGGTCGTGAACTGGGTGCCTTCCTTCCATGTCTGCTTCAGCTTGCCAAGCTGGTCGGGCGACAGGTTGGAGTGCGGGCCCAGCTGGTCGACGGTGTCCATCGCCTGCTGCGTCGCCTTGCCTGGATCCACGGCGTACTGGCGCTGCAGGTACTCGAGCGTCTGGTTGATGCCCGAGGTAACGTCCTGGCGATCGCGCTGCGTGACGACCTTGCGCACGTTGTTCCCGAGGCGCGCCGCGTCGCTGCCCAGCTCGGCCATCACGATCTGGCGGTTCTCGTCGGGCAGATCCGCGCCGATGCCCTGCAGCGTCTTCGACACGCCCTCGTTGTAGGTGGCCTCGGCCTTTTCCTTCGGCACGCTGCCATCGAGCACGCCGTTCGCGATCTGGTCGTGCAGATCCGCGAGCTGGTCCTTCGTGCCGTTGAGCGTCGTGAGCGTGCGCACGCGGATCGCGGCCTGCTTCGCCTCCATGGCCTGCTTCGTTTCCTGCGCGGCCATGTCGTTGACGATGCCTCCGCCGATCTGCGCGACGCGGTCGGCAGCCTGGCCGACGGCGTCGCCTCGGGGAATCGTCGCCATCGGGCCCGGCCGTGCGACGGCCTGACCGAAGTTGCCCATCGGGATCGTTGCCATGCTCAGGACTTCCAGTAAGCGTCGCGATTGCCGCCGCTGTAGATCGATCGGTCTTCGACCGGCGCCGGCGCCTGCGTGCCGGAATAGCCGGGCCCGGCGGTGCGCCAGCCGCTCGCCTTCGCACCTTGGTAGGCGCTGCCGAGCAGCGACCCGAAGGCGTTCACGTTGCCCGCTGTCTCTTTGGACTTGCCGTCGATGCGCATCAGCGTCGCGTCGGTTTGCAGGCCGCGGGCACGGCGGTCGCCCTGCAGGATGGTCTGGAAGGCGTCGTGCTCGACGTCCTGGTGGATCTGGCGTTCAGTCTCCAGCGCGCTACCCTCGCCGATCTGCACGCCCGACGCGGCATACGCAGCGTTCGCGGAGCCGACCTGCTGCTTTCCGGCGCGGCGGATGATCGCCGCGGTGTCGAGCGCGGCCTTCTGCTCGACCGTGGCCTGGTACTCGGCCTGCGACGCCTGCAGCTCGGACTGGCCTTTCGCGTACTTGCCTGCGTTGACCGAATTCAAGGCAGTCATGCCGCCCACAGCAACCATCACCCAAGACATCGAGATCTCCCTTCAGTCGTTGACCTGGAACTTGCGCACCGCGGCTAGCAGGTGCATCGGCATCGGCTGGTCTTGCACCACCGTCAACTCGGACTCGCCACGCTCCCAGCCGAGCACCTCGACGCGCACGTTTCCAGTGAACGGGACCGGCGCTTGATCGAGGACACCGGTCCCGAACTGTCGGAACGGCACGGTCTGCTCGCGGCCTTCCTTGTTGACGACCTTCGCGCCGATCGTGTTCAGGAAGCGCAGCGTCAGCTCCGACGTGCGCATGCTGTTGCCCTGTGCCGTGCCGGTGGCAGTGCCGACCTCGGGCGAGAGCAGACCGACCTCCGAGCGGAAGTGCAGCCCGATCAGCGTGCGATGGCCCTTGCGGGTGATGGTCACATTGCCGCTCGGCGGCACGGTCTGCTGCGGCATCACGGCACCGTCGGCGACGATGTCGACGGTCTTGCCGATCAGGTGCGGCACGGCGAAGACGGTCTGCCCAGCGACGCTGTCGAACGACACGCCGCAGTCGACGGTGCTGCCGTAGATCTGCGGCTGATCGATCGGCGGGAAGGCATTCGGGTCCACGGCGCCCGGCAGCATCGGCGCGAAGATCTCGTCGAGGATCTCGACATAGCGCACGCTCACGCTGTTGACGATGCGCCGCACGATCACCCAGGTCTCCTCGCGGTCGCCGTTCGGGATGGTGGCGACCGACTCGAAGGCGCCCTCGGTGTAGTGCGGCGCCCAGCCGATCACGCTCTGGTCGCGATCAAGCGTGCAGCTGAGCATCGCGCCGTCGGCACGCGTGGCCCACAGCAGCAGATCCGGCTCCTGCTGGTAGGCCATGCCGGTGATCCCGCTGATCGTGATGTGCTCGGCCAGCACCGCGAGATCCGGCGAGCGGTACCCGTCGCCGCTGTAGTCGTAGCTCATCGCTCGGACCTTGCGGCCCGCGCGCTGCACGAACACCGACTCCTTGCCGATCAGCACCGGCCGCACGCCCTTGGACCCGTGCGGGCTCTCCGGCTTGATCTGCACGTTCGTCGGCGTGATGGGCTTCTCGATGCCGCCGCGCAGGCTGAACTCGCCGCCATAGGTGTGCACGACCAGGTTGCGCAGGCTGGCGACGTAGCTGATCGGATTGATCTCGTCGCTCGCGATCGTGAAGCTGTACGAATCGTCGTCGTTCGTGCCCTTGGTGAAGT